ATTCTTCACAATAATATTGGAGATCCCCTCTACATAACCTACTTCACCGACCCGCTCTAAATCTGACAATTGTAGCTTAATAGATTCCACGAAATCCATGATATTCATCGCGTCTTTGCATGTTTCATTCAAGAAAAAGTTGAGGTTAAAGGCCTTGTTATGGGAATTGATGGTATTTGTATTATTTGTAGTGTTATTGGTCGTATTGTAGGCGCCGCTTTCAATTACTTTCATCATTTGATTCTGTGTATCCATTATTAAATGTTTTAGGTCGCCATTCTCTTTTAGAATTTCCTTGTTCTGCTGTAATACCATCATAACAATTTCTTTATTAAAAACAAAATCTTCAGGTTGCTTATTTGCATTACAAACCTTTTTGTGATTAAATAAGCTCTGCCGATGTTTGTACTCTTTGCCACATTCACAAATAAAAATATTCTGTGCGGCATTTTCGGCATTTTCGGCATTTTTTGTGTCAGTATTTGTCAGTATTTTCATGCTATTCTGATGTTTACGTGTCAAAATATGTTTATTAAAGTTGGACTGTTTGCTACAGTAAAAGTCACAATTGTGACAATAAAAATTTCCGGCATTTTTCTCTAAAGAAACGTCAGTCATTTGTAAGTATATAATACTGCAAGAAAAAATGCCTAAACCTTTTCTCTCAAAAAGTATAAAAAAATTACCGTCACAAATTGAAAATTATTTTTTCTGTGACCAGACGGTAATTTTCAAATATGGTCACAAAACATGTATTTTGGGGAAAGTATTTTGGCAAAACGGGTTTTTGGACATTTTTTTTGTCCATTTTTGATTTTCCCAAAATACTTTCCAGGTAAAAAACAAGGCCCTCTTCTACAGAGTGTAGCAACGCAATTCTCGCAATTTTCCACCCCATTCCCTACATTATGTAGTATTTTCGCCACGAATAATCTGGCCCATCAACGGCAACCCCGCGGCACATCCAGGGCAGCCATGGGGCGCATCTTCCCGCGCAAACCCACATACAGGGTCCCACCAACATGAAGCGCAAACCCTATGCGCCCTCGCACCATTTTTTCGCAAGCACCTTGCAGGTATAAGATAGCCCGCCTCCTCTAACAACTGATGACACATACTGCAACACGCCGACATTATAAGTTAGGTTAAATGTCATTAACTTATAATATTTAAGTCTTTACCGAGACTTCTCCATAAAACGATATAGAATGTATAACCCAACGCCAGCCAAACTGGCAAAATACACTTGATCCATTATATCGTTGGACATAACTGGAGCAGCATCTTGGGCAACACGCGTTTGAAACGACTCCTTGCATCTGGCCTGCGTAACGGGATTTAAACCTCCTGGAAACGAACACGGGTCCGTGTTTTGAATATCCGCCAGCGTAACATAATGGGTCTCCGACGAAGAGTTGTTGTTAACATCAATGGTCTGCATAGTTATTTCCTGGCACGGAGGAGTGGACCCGGACGCGAATGCTCTCAAAATTGCAAATGGGTTTAAAACGTTAAGGTTTCCCATCGCACCAGGGATTAATCCCTTAAATTCCGAAAAATTCACCCCCAAACCATTGGATATAAATGGAATATTGCCCTCGGGCACATTGTTCACATAAATATACCGGTCGGTTTGCTGACACGTAGATGGCTGATTTGGGTCCGTGCACTTATCTATTGCCGCGCACTTTGCACCCGTCTGCAGGAAAAATTTGTTGCCTAAAGGCCCGCCGGTTGCAGATGCCTGACTATTGCCTGATACTAACAACTCAACGTATTGGATGAGCCCATTGATATTGCGCGACATTTGTGGCAGAGTACCCGCATCGCTCATACCAATATCGCTCGGCGTCCGAATGTTTTTATAGTACGGATATGTAGGACCCAGGAGTTTTTCTTCAACCCCCTTCGCATCAGTTAATACATCTTGAAATATATTCGACATTATACTTAAAATATACAAATATATTTATTTTTCCTTTCAGTCGGTATATTTGTTAAGCCGGCATGGGCGCGTTTTCATCGTCATCCTCTGTAGTGCCAGATATATTGGGACTCGGTCCGGCAGTAAGTTGTGTAGCGTAATCCTTTTGCGCGGCGACTAAAGTATTTACCTGGCCCTGCAAGGTCACTACATTTCCGCTCAAATCTTGAAGCTGCTGTTGCATACCCTGAACGGAGTCCAATCGCTGCTTTATATATGCAATATTTCCGGCATTTTGTTGCGCTAAAATGAGTGCATTTGAAGGGTTGTTCATATCATATGGTTGATAGGTGGAATCGGTGGCATTATTCTCTAATCCTTCTACAATGTGGTTCGCTAAAACAATTTGATACCCGATTAATAGAATAAAAAACGCTATCAATATATTTATCACGGTCGGCATTAATATACAATAAGATTACTTTTTATTTTCTTCCATAATAATATAAATGTCAACAGCCGTTTACCCATTAGGTATGAAATCTATGCCTTCATCTGGATACAATCATAGAAGCACATATTTGAATAAACAATATATTACGTGGAAGGGAACTGGGGTAAATAGTAATCCGGTAGGAACGGCCCCCGGACATATTAGGCCTTTAACAAACAACGATTCTGGCAACGTGTTTCAAACTGGTTTTGGATTAGCCCGCCCCATCAAGCATTTTAGAAAGGGTAGAGTTATTCCTCCGCAGCCGATAGCAAATTCTACGTCAAGGTCCAATGAAGAAACCGCGCAAATCAATTACAACATTAACCGCTACGTAAAGTCAAGCAAGGGCACATCTCTTGGTGGCGGATTCGGCGGCTCAGGATTGTTGAATGATATGCAGGATAAACCCGGCGCGTTTACGGTCAAATTGAACCCTCTGGGTGAGAAGGATGGTGTTTCTCAACTGAATGCTGATTGCCAAACTTGCGAAGGTGTAGGAATCGTAGCAGATTACTATCCTAACAAAACATTTTTGCAGGAAAATCCCGAAGAAACCACTACAAATTACCCCAAGTACGGGTTCTGCTGCAACGACGAGATTAAAGCCAAGCGCCGAGCTATTTACGCCAGTACAAATCTTAAAAAGAATTACTATACGACAACGAAACAGTACTTGCAAAATAGATGCAAGACTTACGACCAGAAGGCGTTCAATTTCTTGTCGGTCAGAACGAATTTGACGGCGGACGATTACCAGGCAAACCCCTACTACATACAGGTAAATCGTGCCGATAAGCCCGGAGGACCGCTTGCCCTCGCAAACACCTATCTTGCGAATTGTCAGCCAAATGCGCAGATCTACGACGCAACTGAGAACGCATTAATCGCACAAATGCTTGCTCTTATGGTAAATGCTGGAATAATCCCCCCGTCTACCGCAGCAACATTTGATACCCTTGGCATCAATACGATTCAAGGATTTTGGGACTGGTTAAATACCCTACCTGCTGGCCAAAAGGCGCCGGCTATTCAATTGTTTAATGATTTTATCAGAAACCCCTATTCTGGCATGCCTCTTGCTGGCCCATCCAACCAAACCGGATGTCAGCTCGTTGTGTACAAGCCCAACAATTATCAATACGCGAAACAGGGCGCGGTTGACAGTTCTACTCGCAATCTCAAGTTGAATGTCAATACCATTTCTACAAACGCGGCATCTATTCAGAATCACAACAATACAGGTCCTCTGCTTGTGAACGCGAATGAGCTTTATGCTGGTAATGACCCAAATGTGACTAATTTGCTAAAGAACAAGGCCCCAACATGCCATGCGCCGTTACCGCTCAATTTTAGACAGTCTGGACCGTTTCAGAACAAGAAGCGCTGCTATTACAAGCAGTTGCCGCAGTTCCAGGTACCAGCTGTTCAACCCAGCCCGTATCGCTACTATCCCGGTACAGTAACCAGTTCAAATCATTTCTCTCAATCCCCGAACACTTATAACACTCGCACACGTTCAGTGTAGTTATCTATATTTGAAATATTACCACGTATAAACATTTCAAATAGTTTAGTTTAGTTGGCACAATTACACAACGGCACCACTTGTGATCTGTGGCAGCCGTTTATCAGGATCAACGTCGTTGTATTGAATTCTACCCTTTAGGTACGCAGAATAGAAAATGTTCTCCTCTGTATTTGCAACAGTATAGATGTCAATAAGTTTTGTAATTATGAACAGAATATTTGTTACGAATGTAGACGTTGTTTGTTTATCCAGGTAATAGTCTGATACCACAAATCCACTCAAAATTGCATTTGTCAAAAACAAGAATATTATGAAAAATCCACCGCGTTGATAACATTTATCTAAGTAAAGGATGCTCGCATGCTTCTCCTTTGGCAATAGCTCCAATGTCTTCCCAACTGAAACGTTATCGCTCGCAACATTGGCGCTAACCTCTAAATAATTGATAAGTATGTTCTCTCTTCTAACTTCAACGAAGTACAGTGCAAGAAAGCTCGCAAGTGTTACAAAGTTAATAACCACCCCAGCTGTGTATTTTTGGTTTTCAAGCACCAAATTTTCCTTTAAGTCGCATATATGATCTTCGCATTTTTGAGGGACAAATAATATAAGGCATGTAGATATCACCACACGGTATATTTCAAATGCAACGGTTGGTATTATGCCAACCTTCTGAGCAAAATCCTGAGTACGAATATACTGACAGCATCCTTCTTGTTTGGTGGATGGTTCGCTCTCCGAGGAACTAATTTGCAGGACGTTACTATCCGCTACAATATCATGAGACGATGACATTTTATATATATTCTGTATATAAAATATATTAGTGTGCGAAATATATTAGTGTGCGAAATATATCCCATCAAAAATCAGCTTCCTTACTGATGGGTAAAAAAATGTTCGTCTTTTCGGTGAACCGGTTACAGGGGATCTTGTACTTTTCACACCACGAAACCGATTTCTGAATGCTGGCTTTTTTCATAACCTCAGTTCTTTCATCCTTATTCTTATTTTTCAACAAATTTATTACTAAATTTAAAGAATCCAACTGTTGTTGACCAATTATAATGTTCAAGTCGTTCAACTTTGTTGTAAAATAGTATGGAATTTCCTGCTCTACAATCGATGTAATGCTTTTTCCATCTAATTTTTTAAGAAATACTGCCAATCTAAAATAGGCCAATTTCAACAATTTGTGTTTACTTTCGTTATACTGAAAATTCTTGCAAATGATATACCTGTCAAATGATGTAACATTGCTTGTATTTGGTTTCAAAACGTACGTTTTCTCAAATAAGGACGATAATGTAAACAATACGTCAACAACTGGTTTGTGAAAAACATGGTTAATTTTTATAATGCAGCACCCACGAACCGCCTGGTTTCGCAATATAACCATCATGCTTTCAATCAGCGAATACATATACGCATTTAAATTCGCGGTTTTCGTTTCCAGAAATAAAAAGTGAAACTTGCCATCTCCAATACACTTAATGGTGTCGTCGTTTATTTCGTCATAGTACTGAATCTCGTCGCTATAGCTTTCACGAAGCATTTCAAAACACTCAATTGTATCACTATGGTTACGAGTTACGTGGAGCGTTCTAATAGGTTCTGCTCTGTACGAATCCAGCACGTTTAAGGTCGTGACCACTTCAAGAAAATCATAGAACAAATTTGAACTCGGCTTCAGTTTACTGACAGAGTAATTAGACCCGGGCACCTTGGAAAAAATGTATTCATATGGGTTTACAAGCCGCGCGAGTTCGGCATGCATGTTGCACGACGGGTCATGTTCCTCTCTACAAATACCTGCAATTTTTTGGTTGATATCCGCGTAATAATTATATAGGCTATGTGATAGGTATAGAAGGGTCTCGTTGTCGCTGCAATCTCTTGGACACACTTCAATATTATTGTGAATTTTTGGTAATATATAATAACTCATAGGTTTATTATTATATAATAGGCAATTTATTTAAGTTCGTTATTCAATATTATACTTAAGCGTCTTCGTCTTCGTCGTCATCGTCATCGTCGCTTTCAATAACAAGGGCCTTTTTTGCTATCTTTACGCTTGGAGCCTTTTTCACTGCCTTCTTCTCCTTGGGTTCCTTCGCTTTTGATACCTTCGCCTTCGCTATAATCGGCGCATCATCAATTGCGTCTGTTGCTGCAACAAGCAGTAATTTTTTACTCAGCTTGCGAACCTTGGGTTTAATTGCAGCAACTTCCTCTACTGCAACCTCTTGGGCGTGTGTTGTCTCAACTGCGTTTCTTGATGCCGCAGTGTCAGCATATTCACCGAGTTCAAGTTCCACATCATCTACGTTAACCGTTCTAATCTTTTTATACACGAAATATCTGTTTAAGAATGAGATTTTCTTTTCATAACCGCTCATAGAGGATGCCTTCTCGTAGTCCTTTGCCTTGAATTTATTCTTGGCGATTTCATCCATCATATATAAGAATAGTTCGCTGAAAAGTCCAGACCCATCAGGTAGACCCATATCCTTGGCTTCATCACGGGACACCAATTCAAACCCGTAGGCACTCATCACACGGTTCAGATAGTCAAAGTTCACCAAGTATTCAGACACAGTTTGGTTAATCGATTCTTGGTACACATCAATTCTATAGCCAATAGAACTGGAGTTATCCTCAAATGTATCCGAACCATATCCGCGTGTAACCTCCCAAATCTTTTTACCGTCTTCAATAATTTTAACGCTGTCCCCGGGCGCGGTTTTACGAAGCTCATTGAATACCAATTTGCCGTCGTAAGCGGTTCCAATGAAATATCCATTTTGCTTTGTGCATTCTGCAATATTTTTCATGAACCCCTTCAGTGTGTCCGGGTCCTCAAAGAAGTAATGAATCGCAAATTGGCAAGACGACACATTAAACCCGTCCACTCCCTTGCCGTATTGTCGAGCGACCCCCTTGCCAATTTTGTCGGCATCCTTGGGACCGTGGCCAAATACAGCCGCAGTAATTTGTTTTGCGCGGTCATTCAACATGGCGCTCCCGTCTTTGATGTTGTAGGCACTGTTTCCGTTAACGAATAGCGCATAGGGCACATGCTTGTTGGTCTTTTTAGATTTCAAGAATCGCGCACAGGCTCCATCCAGACGATTTTCCAGATTATCCTTTGATATGTCAACGCCGAACACAAATGAC